GAATCAGCTATATATCTTTGGTCTGGTGATTTTTGATAGAAAGTTAATACTGGATTCCATAACTCTACATCATAGTCATCTTCTAACATTCTAAAATGCCAAAATTCTCTATCTGCAATAAGCATATCTTTAAATCCTCTTTCTTCAAGTTCTTGCATTTTGAATCTTTCTTCATCTACTGCAAGTTGGTGGGATGCCCACTCTTCTACCATACTCCTATAAGACTTACTAAAAAAGTCTTCTATCTCAGGTAATGATTTTATAGATTCAGGATTTAATTGTTTTTGAGCTTCTTCTGAACCAGGGTCCATACCCATTTCAATCATCTTCTGTATTAACTTTGACTCAGCATCAGCTAGTAAAGATTCTTCAATCTGTATTTTCTTTTCTTCCAACATCTCATTATAAGATGCATCATCTACTGCTCTAAATTGTACTTTAGAGTATCTCTTAGCAAATTCACCAACTAATACATTAATTACATTGGGTACTATTGGATAGAACTTTAATTCTAATGCAGAGTCATTTTCTGTAGTTAAAGTATCCATAAGATCTTTATACTCATTATCTGGCTCAACTATATAATCTGTTTTATCAATTACACCTTTAGCAAGTTTATAATTTTTTAGTAGTCTTCTAGAATTAACACGTAGGAATTCAATACCCTGTAACTCTAACCAATCTAGATTCCAAGCAAACCAGTCATCAGTTTTTTGCTTGTAAGGTAAAAACTGGGTTGGTTGTGTTAAGCTAGAAAATACAGGACCACTTTCAGCTTTGGCCCCATTTTTCATTTGCATTGCGTTTAATACTCTCATCTATTTAATATTTTTAAAGCCTGATCTTTTTATTCTTTGACTAGATTGCTTTCCATTATTACCTATATTCCTAAAAGGACTATACTTTAATTTACTTATTTTTTGTGAATTTACCAAAGAATTAGTGTCTGATTCACGTCTTTTTGTATATCCTCTATTTGATTGTTGTATTTTGACAAAAGCAATCAAAGCTCCAAAGGTTACTAATCTATCTACGTTTAATCCAGGATAATAAGCAAGCATTTCTTTTAATAACATAGGATCAGGGATTCTTTCTACTCCTAAAGTTAGTGACATTACATTACCTTCATCATCTAATTCTTCATCAATACTCTCTCTTAAAAATTCTATTGCATATGAAATCAAATGGCTTTTAAATAATGTACCAGTATTCTTCCATCCATATTCTTGATATACAGTTCTATTAGATCCTAAATCTTTTAAGAATAATATTTGTTGTTTAGGAACTAAATATCTTTGTTTCTTCTTAGCAATCATATGCTGAATAAACAATGATATATTATTTTCAACAATAGTCCAGGCATTATACCATTCAATAAGTAATTCTAATCTTTCATGAGTTTTATTTATATCATCAAACCTACCACACCATGCTGCAACTACTTTATCTTTTTCAATAAACTGTTCTATATCACCTCCAGGCAACTCTCTAGTTACTTCAACAGAATTTTTGTAAATGTATATACTACATAATGAATCAGATGTTGTAGTTTTTCCCTCTGAGACAGGATCAATAGATCCATAATATGCTCCAAAATCTGGACGTGCTTTTGCAGGTCTTTCCCAAACAACAATAGAACCAGTTTTATCTGTTTGTTTCTTCTTAACAGGAAATTCAGATATAGGTAATTTCTTAGTTCTTTTAGCAATTATACCTGACTGATCTCTATCTAATTCAATTAACTCATAAGGATATTCTTTCTCCTCTATTTTTTTAAGTTGTTTACTTAATATACCTTGTGGAAAAACAGATTCTTTTCTGTATGCAAAAGCTTCAGCAATGTTTAAAGGTTTCTGAGATATTCTTAATTGATATTGTTCACCACTTAAATCATTCTTCCATCTTGATCTTTCAGCTTCAATAGCAACTACTGCTTCTTCAACTTGTGAATTACCATAATCATCTAAATAAGGAGGCATAGACCATTGTTCAGGTATGAACAAGCCTGCCATGCCAATAGTCCCGTCAGCATCCATTAAATTAGTTTCTACGGCATATATATCATTTGCTCCAGGATTAAGTATCATATCCTTTAAAGGATTACACTGTTCTAAATCTCCTACAGATCCTGCTGCAATAAATTGACCTGTAGTCATCATACCAGAAGACATTGCAGGACGTAAGTACTCATATGTCTGCATCATGTTTTTTGCAATTCCTGCCTCCTCATGAAAAAAATATGTACATGGACCCCCTACCCCAGTAGTTGCATTCTTTTCAAATGAAGCTCCCTGTATCTTTGATTTAAGACCTCTTGATGTTTTTCTGTTGTTTACTTTTACTTCAATTTGCTGTTGCCACAATAATACTTTCTCAGGATTACTAGGTCTATACCATGCAGTATGTTCATTTAAAAAAGTTTTATATTCCTCTAAAAACTTCCAAGAACCTTTATCTTTAATATAATCTTTTAGAGATGCACCTATCTTACAAATTGATCCTTCTTCAAACCAATACTGGTTTATAATTTTACCCATATGAAAGTAAGATGAAGCTATCTGTCTTTTTTTTAATATAGCAACATGCTGATTATTTAACTCAGCTATAATTTCATACAATGCCATATGATATTGTGCATCTCTTACTTTAGCAAAACCATAATGTTTTTCTTCTTTATCAAAAATTGGTAAAAAGTTAAGCCACATATAATAATCTCTAGTAAGGTACCATACTTTACCATCATCTTTATATAAAACTCCTGTTCTACATTTATTTTTTTGATCCTCCCAATATATAGTAAAGTCTTTAGATCTAAATGGAGCTTGACAATAAAAACCTTCTTTATTAAATATCTGTGCTTGTTCATTAAACTTCAAAGCAGCTTTATTAAACCCATATTCACCAGGTTCTTTAAATATAGATTCTAAATATTCTCTAAATAAAAGATCTGTAGAAAACTCTGTAGTTGTCCATTTATCATTTTCATATGTAGGTATTACTCTACTCATCATATCTTATAATTGCATATACATCTCCTAATTGCAATAATAAGTGTTCTTCACCATTATGCTTCATTGGTGTTGGCATAGCATGATCTGCATATTGCACTGTGTCTCCAATCTCTATTGATGTAACTTCATCACCTCTTCCTACAACTGTACCTTGAAAAGTTTGTTTAGAAAATTGTTCAGGAAGGTATAAACCTGATGCTGTTTTAGTTTCAGGTTTAATTTCCTTGATCAATAACTTCATTCCTACTGGTACTACTATTTGATTTTGCATATTCATTTTTTTATAATTGGTCATAAGCTAATCCTGCACCACCACGTACAGAGCTCTCTTGTTCATTTTGCATATCAGTAAATGCACCTTTGTATGATTGTCTAATTTGTTCAAACTTTGCTGCAGCATTTACCATAGAATTAATATTTCCATCTCTACCATGTTCTATTGCTGTTACTTCCATATATTTAGCTAGTCTATCTAACATAGCTTTTATACCTACATAAGCTCTATAGGTAGGTGTTTCATATAACTTTTTACACATATCTAATCCATATCTTATTTTAGGATCTTCAGGTAATTCTTCTAATTTAATCTCCTCAATAATTATATCTTCTTTTTCATGTTCAGGTAAATTAAAAAAAGGATTCATATCAGGATTAGGGCATGACATATAAAATAAATATTGATATACAGTCATGTGTGTGTCTGGATATTCTTCCATAATACCTTTAAGAAAAGGTAAAGCATAGCAATGCTCTGTTAGAACAACCTTACTGTTTTGTATATCAAATAATTTAACTATCATTATTCTGTACAGAGTTCACCACAATTATCTCTCTGATTCATATAACCTTTTATAGTAGCATAACTTTCATCTACTACAATTGGAAAAGAGGGAGTTGAAACTCCCATGATAGTTATTTGAGTATATCCACTTCTAATAGCATCACATCTAATGTCATAAAACCTTGAACATCCTGCAATCATATTTACATCAATAAATAAATCAGTCTTTCTATTCATTGCTTGACATACTAAATTCCCACCAGAATCAGTTTCAGGTTGTCCTTTAGAATCTTGTAACATTCTAGGAAATACTTGAGTTAGTGTTCTAAAATTTGTTTTTATAAGAGGTATCTTAGCCATTCTTTTTATTTTTATTGTTAATATCTTTTTTCATTTGTTCATAACCCACAACTAACACTATAGGTGTCCCTTGACCATGCATCAAAACTTCAGTGTGTGAGCTTTTAAACTTATTTGTTGACATGTGAAAATATTCTTTGAACCATACAACATCATCAAGATCTAATGATATTTTTGTTTCTTCAAATCTAAAATCTGTAGGAACTTTAGATTTAAGTGATTGAACTAATACTGCTGCTTTATACTCTTTCATTATTGGTTTTCTTTTATCCACATAACTAATGAATTAACTTCATCTTTTAAATATGGTAGTTCATAAATTTTAATGTTCTCTAATACTGGCTCTCCATTCACGTGTTCATTGATAGGATACCCATTAGTATCTTCCCCTACTTGTTTAAACTTTACATGTTGAATAGTAAGTTTACCTATTTTAAGTTTAGGGTTATGCTTCTTAATAATATAAGCATAAATACTCAACTGTAAATTATAATGGTTTAAATTACAATCATCCAAATGATTTACTGGCCTAAACATTTTATTAGTAATACCTTCCCAACTTGTAAATCCTTTATCCTTTATCTCTTTATTAGTTTTGTAATCATTAATGTTTATGTAGCCATTAACTACTTCTACTACATCTGCTTGACCACATATACCAGCTGACTTTAAATAAACTAAATGTTCAGGGTATACTCCATCTTCTAATTTCTG